TCATCCTTACCTAAATTAGCAGATAATACTCCACAACCAATATCAACACCCACTAAATTAGGTATAATATAATCATTTATTGTCATTGTAAAACCTATACAACAACCTGCACCCACATGACAATCGGGCATTATAGCAATATAACTTTTAGCAAAAGCTGGATGATTCAAAAATGTTTGTATTTGATCTTTGGTGTTTTCTTCAATGTCATCCAACATTATATTGGCTGAATTATATTTACCTTTTATTGTTATCATTTATATATCCTTATTACAATCACAAATCCATCATTTGACCATGATACAAGATTTGTGTCGTATTCTATGTATTCATCAGTTTCAATATAATCATTCGTGTGTGTCATTGTAATTTCCACTATCTATTAGTCTATTTTCCATATCATATATGTCCCATTCACCCTCTGAATCTTCGTATATCGTTGTTTTCTCATTATAAGAATATTTGTACCAATCACCATCAGAATGTTCATATTTTAATGTTTTAGGATGAATCAGTTTCTTATAAATAGCCCAATCTAAACAATTATATTCATCATTATCACTCGATACGATATGTTTTCTTTTAGCAAGTTTGTCTAAGTGAACTTTATTTTGTTTATAATATTCAATACCATCTGGACATGCATTATGTGTTTTTAATAATTGTAGGTTAGTCATTTTAATACCTATTATTTAATATTTGTCTTTTGGCTAATTTAGCATCTAGTTTATGTCTTGATTTAATACCCAATGAAGTTGATTCACCATAACAATGACAAATAACAATATAATTGATATCACTCTCAAAACTAATGAACCCCGCCGAAATAGGGGTTACTTCTAACAATTGTGCCATAATATTATGTTGTATACCATTAGGAAATACTATAATATACTCTAAATATTCTTTAATAAAAACTATGTATTTTGTATCCATATTATCCCTCAATTATTTAATTTCGATTTCATTAGAATATCTAGCAAATACGGCCATTTCATCATTTATATCACCTGTTTTGTTGATATTTAGTTTATCATCGATACTTTTAGTGATTGTATATGTATCATCACCCAATGTTATCTTGATATGTCTTATATTACCATCGGTTGTTTTGATTATTTTAGCAGTCATTTTACTCATATTATCCCTCAATTATTTAATTTATACTTAATAATAACATATAGGGTATTAAATGTCAAGTTGTTTTTGTTTTCTTCAAATATTCTTGTTTTATATGTTCGTATTGGTTATGTTTTTCGCCCGTATGAGCGATATAATGGTCAATAAATAATCTAAAATGTGATTTGATATATTGTGGATGTGTTATTTCAGATTGAATAATATCAATATAACTATCATAAAACCAGTTAAGATCTTGTATATATCTGTTATGGCCATCATAACAATAATCTTGTGGTAATACAGCGTTTTCATCAACAAATCCATGATCATATTCAGTTATCATTATATCATCTTTTCTAATGGAGTTAGGAAATAACAACCCGACTAAAAATTCGGTTGGTTGTACAAAATATGGTATTCTGATAATATAATAATTAGCAATATCAACTATGATATCTTTTAATTGGTCGTCATACATTGTTTTAGTATTAGTATAATGTGTTGAGTCATCAAATTCAAATATAAGCTTTAATTCAGGTATACAATAGTTTGGTGTACAAGATATATCAGCACCATATTTTTCACGTAGATCTTTATATTGTTTATAGGCTAATATAGTTTTTAATGTTCTATTGTAAATAATTTCGGTGTTTGGGTAATAAAAGTTTAAATATTCGCATAGATTTTGTTCATTTAAGGGATCTTGTTTGATGATCATGCTAAGTCCTCTATTAATTCTAGTTGTTTTTCTAAAAAAGGCAACAGTTTATTCGCTACTTCTAATGCACACAGTTCTTGGTTATCCGAATGAAATTCTACAATGTGTCCGTTAGTACCATCTTGAATTTTTTCCATTTCGTGGAAAATATCTTCACAAAAACTATCCAAATCTATTCTATATTTTTTCATATTATACCTCAATTACGTGATTTTTAGATATTATAGTATTAAATGGGATTTAATGCAAGTGTGAAATAATGTAGGGATAACTCGAACAGGGAAGTAAGATATTATCCCTACATTAATATAAGAACATTATGTGTGAATGAGGGCAACAAACATATTAAGGATATGATATCAAAATAGTTAACTCATCCACACATTATTGTTATTTATATGTCTAATTATATCATGTATAAATAATAATAGCAACGAATATAAAACCAATAAGGATTAACTATGATTTCACAAATTTTCAATGAAATAGACAAGGATATTATATCCGAATATAACATCAGAGATAACAATGGGTTAGCTGAATTACAATGTAAAAATTGTGGTGAATGGAAAATATTATCTGGATATAATGTTGTAACCTCTTATAAAATAGGTTACACATTAAAATGTAAAAAATGTAATCTATATATGCGTAGAAATAAGACATATATTCAACCACCCAAAAGTATGGATCTGAAACAAACTAAAATAGAAGATATTCCGGAAGAATTTTATACTAAAGGTGTATTGAAATTAATAGATGATATACCACATTATAAGTGTATAATATGTAAAGAGTGGCGACCATTAGATAAGTTTGGCAAAGATAAACATGCTATGCACAACATGGTAGCAAAATGTAAATTATGTCTTCACAATAACAGAAATGGTATTAGACCGAAAAAAATAAAGATATATGAATATAATAGATTAGAAGATATAGAAGACTATAAAACTTCTATAATGTTTCCACTTAGAAATGGTAACAATTGTATAGAATTGAAATGTAAATCCTGTGGTGAATGGAAACCAGTATCTGAATACTATTCATCAAAAAATCCTATACTATGTATAGACTATAGTTGTCAGGATTGTATTAGAAAAATGAAAAATAAAGCGCAGAGGGAAAAAAGCAATAGATTATACGAAAAATTAAAACATGAATTAGAATTAGATGACCATGAATACATGTTTTATATTTATATATTAGAGTTCAATGATAAAATCAAAATAGGTAGAAGTTATAACCCTATCATTAGACAAGAAACATTACATAAATCTTGGGGTAAATCTAAATTAAGAGCGTTATATTATACAACGAATTATAATTATTATTTAGCTGCCGAAAAACATTTGCATTATAGGTACGAAAATTATAATTTGAATTTGACTGAAAAGAAAGATGGTCATACTGAAATGTTTAGTAAAGATTGTTTACCATTAGTGTTAGAATATTTAAAAGATAATAAAAACGTTAAATTTTATAATTAGGACACAAAAAAGGGATACCTTTTACAGTATCCCTTTAAATTTCAATATTGTCTATTTTATTTAGAAAATATTAGACAGGCTGATTCTTCGGGCATAAAGGTCACTGCCGTGGATGTTATTAGAAATCGCAGAACGTTCTCTAATAATTACTCTTGGATTACCACTCTCTTGATCCACAGTACGGATTACCGCAGCAGGCACATAAGGTGAGTATATGACTGGAGCGTCATAGTTGGAAGTACCTTTATACAACATAGTTGCATAGTTACCAGTTCCACCAATACCAGAAAAAATATCCATAAAGACATTCATCTTACCATCCATAATACCACTAAATGCACTTTGTGAAGCATCAACAGGTTTAAGTGAAGTAACATCATTAGATACAGGTGCTACACCAGTGAAACCACTAAGTTGAGACAACGCAGTTACAACATCAGGAGTTGCGATGATATTGTTACCAGGACCACGTAAAGTAGTACGGGCAATATCAGAAGCTTTACGAACCATTTCAGTCCACATTGAACGAAAACGTTCTAGTTCCCATCTACCATCAGAATCACCACCGTTCGATATAGAAGCGGCATTATAAGAACTTGCAACAGCAATAGAATTGATAGCATCAATAATATCACGGTCAATACCCATTTGAAGTTCATATTGTAGAATATCAATGAGTTCAGGTTCCATATCTTTACCATGTGCAGACCGAAGATCTTCAATAGATTCAAGGGTCATACGGGCAGCAGCTCTACGTTCAGTAGCTTCAATACCAATCTTATCAATGTTAATTGAATATTCATCAGTATTATCACCAAGTTGTTCAGCAACTAAAGTTGATAATGGTCCTGAATAATTCTTAAGAATATTAAGATATCCAGCTTCGTTATCATACCAATCAGATATACCAGAACCAGAAGCACTTGCTAAAGCTTTAACAGTAGCTAAAGTAGTAGCACCTGCAAGACGTATAACGGCCTTGTTAGTTTCAGAATATATGATAGTTACAAGACCGGATAAATCACCGATACCAGCAACAGGGGCTTCGCCATAATCAACATCAGGAGCATCTAAAGCTCTTTCAGCAGCACTAGACCAAACTAATAGCAATGAATTAACGGTACTACGTTGGGTATCTAAGGGAGTAAAGTTATTAGTAAGAGCAGTAAAACCAGTGTTACCACCACCTTTAACTAAACTAGAACCATTACCAGTTGAATTACCTGCAAAACTATAACGTAATGCGAAAGCATAACCGGTAGACATACTCATAGGCTGGATACCAGCTACATATTTACCAATAAATTGTGCAAAAGCTCTTCGATAAGCTGGAACAACAACCGCACCAAGTGTAGCCATGTCACCAGAATAAGTACCAGAACTTTCTTCTTTCAACAAATTTTTCATTTGTTGGTGGATAATACGTTCAAAAATCGCTTTAAATTTAGGCTCGATAGGTTGAGCACCATATTTAGTCGATTCAGTTATCGCACTATATTTTTCTTTTAAATATTTATCACGAATCATTTTTTTCTCCTTTAAAATAATTAGAATCGTTTAAGAACATCATTAACAAAACTAGATTTGTCAATAGCGTCTTTTTCTTCTTTGTATTCAAGACCTTCAATTTGGTCTATATCAGTACCATCAATTTCAAGATTTTCGTCAATTAAAACGTCACTTGATAAATCAGGTTTATCACCTTCGGGTTTAGTAGCTTTTTCAGCAACCAAACTTTTGGCATTTAAAACTTTACGTTTAAATGTTTCGGCATCTTCAACTTTAAAGTCTTCGGTGATTTTTTCCAATTCAGATTTTTGAATTGCAGTTAAATCAGAAGTTACACTTTCAAAAATAGAATGAAACTCTTGTGCTTTGCTTTTTTCTTTTGAAGCCATCAAGAGGGATTCTTTTTTCTCTAGTTTTTCTTTTAAGTTTTTTAGCTCGTTTTCGTAATTAGAAGTAATATCTTCCATTTCAGGAATTTTATTTTCTGCTAATGTTTTACGAACACCTTCCGCTAATTTGTCAAACATTTCGGTTTTTATACCGCTATCAATAGCTAATTTATTTTCGCTAATAAATTCAGTTGCACAATGGTTAATGTATTTATTAATCATTGGTAACTGATTTTCTTCCATATAACTAATTTGCTTTGCATCGATTTCTTTTGTATAATCGGCAATGTATTTTTCAGTTAATGGTTCGATTGATTCCATTTTCGCAGTGTAAGTCTCATTCAAATCTTCTTTGATTTTATTTACTTTCTTAGCAACAACGGCTTCAAATAAATCAGATATTTTTACTTTAGTATCCTCATTAATTAAATCAGATTTAATTTCGTTTAGAATAGCTTGAAGTTCATCCATGTGTTTTCTCCTTTATTATAACAATTATTTATACAAGTAGTTTTTAGTCACTGAAATATTAATTACAGGAAGGTTTTAAGCAGTTTATGTACAGATTGATCATTAGGATCGAATCCTATTTTAGTCAAATCTTCATCAAAACTTTTAACCGTTCTGTTAATAATATTACTAATTAACTTACTAAACTTCTTTTCGCCGCTAATGTCTTTTAAATCCATCATTAAGGCTTTTAATTTATCAGTTGGTTTCAAATTTTTTACCTCCATAATAGCATTAAATACTTTATTGAACATATCGACAATCTCTTCGTTTATTTTGTCTTTATTTTCATTAACAACGGTTTCTCTACCCTCAACATCTTGTTTATCACTATCTTTAACAGGAACTATAATACCATTTTCATATATATATTCTCTGTTTTCGTATAGTTTATTTTCAACATAAACTTCAGCCGAAGGGTCATCAACGAAATCTACGCTTATTAAATCAGCACTTTCAACAATACCACCTTCGCCAACACTACCTAGTGCTCTAGTGCTAAAACCTGGATACATATCACCGTCTATCATATCTAATATAGTACCACCATGTACTGAATTAGGGAAAATTTGAACTTTACCATCAAATACATCGGGATCAGTTTTTGATTCATATAATCCTAAAATTCTACCAGCAGCTTCTTTTAATGGTAAGCTAGAAGTAGCAGGATGATCCATACCACATCTGGTACTTAAATGATTTTGTTCACATAATTTATTGAATTTCTTTATATTTTCACCCATTAATTTCTTAGGGTATTTTCTACCATTACGATTTTGTTTATTACAAACAACCATTGGACCACTAACTATATACTGTTTCTTACCTTTAGTATCTTCACTTATAACATGCCTAAACGCATCTTTATAATCGTTATGTAATATAGTTTCAACTAATAATTTACCTTGTACCATAATAATTCACCTTTTAGTAATATTATTATTTATATATGCATTAAAATACCTAGTTTTTAATAATAATCATGTGATTGTTATTGCATATAAATAATAATACAGAATTAATAAAGGATATAAAATATGAAAAGTTTTGAAGAATATATGAAAGAAAATTTAAACGAAGGATATACAATTGACCCTTCAGATGAAAACGTTAAAAAGTATTATGAACGAATTAAAATCGAATATCCAAATCGTATTAAAGAATTAAATCATATGGTTAATATTTATCAATCAAATGCAGAGTGGGCCAAAAAATATGGAACACAAAAGAAGTAAGAAGTAATAATGCATTTGTGAAAACTATTAAAACCAATATTAACGAGTTGAATGACGCACTTGCTGAATACAAAAAAGCGTTTAGTGAAAAATAATTAAACTTATAATGAAATAATCAGATAGCTTTATATTGACACTATCTAATATCATCCATATCCTTTAAGTATAAATAATAATACTTAAAGGATAATTATAATGATCGATCTATCTAAATGTAATGAAATTAGTAAACCATCCATATATTCAAAATACAAAGATACACAAGGTAATGAATACTTATCGGTATCTAAAATTATAAACAAATACCATAAGAAATTTGATTCAGATGCAATATCTAAAAAATGTGCTGAAAAACGTGGTATATCAGCAGAAGAAATTCTACAGGAATGGGATAATAAAGCTAAATTATCACAATTAGTTGGTAATAACCTTCATGTATATATAAATACATTACTAACAGATAATAAAGAATACCAATATACATATGATATAGATGATTATGTTGAAACTTTCCATAAATTTTATGATAAATTCATTAAAAGATTTGAAATAATTGGAACCGAAGTGCTTCTTTATGATAAAGAAACTAAAATAATGGGTATAGCTGATTTTATATTCTATGATACTATCAAGAAAACCTATCATATAGGTGATTGGA